GAGGGCGGGGCGACGGCGCAGAAAGCCGGCCCGGAGCCGACCAAGCAGAGTCGTACCCCGCCGACGCCGGAGCAATTCCGGCAGATGTCGCTCGAGGAGAAACGCAAGGCGCTCGAGGGCGCCGCGCTCTAATAGGAGGACGCCGCCATGCCGGGCAGTACCTATAACTACAGCGACCCGGGGCTCTCGACCTCGACGACGCTGGTCAATGATCTTGCGCCGCTCTGGCTGCAGGATGAGCTCCTCGCCATTGCGCAGAAGCTCACCGTCTTTGCCGACATCGGCGACCAGCCGAACATGCCGGACGGCGAGGGCAAGACCTACAGCGCGCAGCGCTACGAGCGGCTCCCGCTGCCGGGTGCGCCGCTCACTGAGGGCATCACGCCCGACTCGACCGCACTCGTCGTCAACAAGGTGACGGCGATTCTCGAGCAGTGGGGCATGGTCGTCTCCTTGACCGACGTCGCGCTGATGACGACGAAACACCCGGCGCTGACGGCGGCGACCGACCGGCTCGGGAACGCGTCGGCGGAGCTCCAAGACCGCGAGATCCAAAAGGTGCTGATGGGCTCGGGGGTCGTCGTCTTCCCGGGCGGCAAGACGTCGCGGACGACGCTCGCTGCCGGGGACGTGCCGACCACGGATTTCGTTTCGGGCATCGTCGCGACGCTCCGCCAGCTCGGCGCGCCCTCCTTCCCGGGCGCGATGTACGCGGGGGTCCTCGACCCGTACACCGAGCAAGATCTCGCCAAAGACTCGACCTTCGTCTCGTCGCACCAGTACGCCGAGACGACGGCGCTGATGAACGCGGAGGTCGGCCGCTGGCGCGGCGTGCGCTGGAAGCGCTCGAACCTCCTCCCGATTATTTCGCTCTTGGCGACCGGTGCCGGGGGCGTGAGCGCCGCGGCCATCACGTCGCTGCCGACGGGGGATACCGGGTTCACGGCCGGCTCGTCGGTGAAAGTCACGGCGGCACTCGCCGATCTGATTACCGGGCTCGATAGCAAGCAGATTGCGACCGCCACCGTGACCAACGCCTCGGCCTTTGATGTGCAGTTCACGATTTCCGCGACCGCGCCCGAGGGCCGGTATAACCTCTACGTGTCGGCTGAGGGCGGCACCATCCCGTTCTATCAGGGCATCGTGTCGAAGCCCGTCGGGGCGCAACTCTTGGTAAACGTCGCCAAGGTGAGCGGCGGTGTCTCCATTGGCTTCTCGTCGACCGGCGCACCCGCCGGCGCTGATCCGCCCTCGTCCGCGTTCAACGTACATATCGGCTACATCTTCGGGAAAAGCGCCTTTGCGGTGCCGGCGCTCGGTGCCCGCACCATCACGACCTTGACACCCGCGACCGCGAGCGACTCCGACCCACTCAAGCAGCGCCGCAAAGCGGGCTTCAAGTTCATGACCAAGACGTGCATTCTGAACACGGACTTCTTCCGGCGTTTCGAGTGCTCGAGCGCGTTCGGTTGATTCCGATGGGACGCCCTCCCGGCCGCCCGCGGGCGGTCCATGATCCGGTCGTCGGCACGGGTGACGACCTTCTTGAGCCTGAGACGCCGCTTGAGCCCGAGGAGGTCGCTGCTGCCGCGCTCGACGACCGCGCCCATTTGACCCCGGAGGTCGTGCGCGCACTCAACGACACATGGCGCGACGTCGTGCAGTACGACGACGAGGGGAGCAAGCAGCTCGCGCGGCGCATCGTTGGCCGACTCCGTCGGGCCACGCACTTGGAGCTCCATCCCGGCTGCGAGCGGGTCACCGTTACGTACCCATGCTCGCCAACAAGACCTATGCGCGGATCAACGAGCGCGTGTACTTCGGGCGGGTCGAGGTCTGGGACTGCGAGGCGCGCACCTTGGCAAGCCTCGTCTACGAGGCCCGCAAGGTCGAGGCGCAGCGCATGGACGACAAGCAGAGCGAGCATCCGACCATGGATCTCGATTCGCCGTTTGCCGAGCGGGCGCGGGCGATTCAACGGGCATGATGGCGAAAGGCCCCGCGACGCGTCATGGCGGCACCCCGCCGTTTTCCGGCCAGCTCGTCAAGGCGACGGGCGAGAACGAGCACGTGACAATCGCCTTCACGGCCCGCACGCCCGACGAGCTCGAGGCCGCCCTCGCCGCGGCGGGCGCTGCGGCCCTCAAGCGCTTGCAGGCCAATAACGCCGCCGTCTTGAGCGCCGGCGCGCATTTCGAGCAACGCCAACGCCAAGTGTACCACCACGCGGTCGGGCAGCTCCGCCAAGAGCTCGGGCTGCCCGACCCGCCCGCGGAGGAGGACGCGACTCGTGCCGACAATCCCGCCGGGGCGGTACACGCGGCAGAAAATCCGTGACCTCGCGCTAAACCGCGCGGGCAACCGCGCGCTCGACGCCGACGCCGCCGACTTTCTCGCGCAGCACCTCTTCGAGCTCTACACGCTCGCCGACTGGCCGTTTCTCTACGTCTCGGCCCCGCTCACGCTCTCGGGCCCCATGGTCACCTTGCCGGCCGACTTCGTCACGGCGACCGATGACCACGGCTTTCAGATCATCGCGATTGATGGCAGCCCGCAAGCAAACCTGTTTGCGCTCGAGCTGTCGCCCGAGGAGCTCGCCACGATCGCCCCGCCGGCCGGCTCAAGTGCCGGCGGCGTGCCGCTCTACTGGGCGGTGTCGCGAAGCGATACGACGGCACGCGTCGCCCCCGACCCGACGGGCCGGCGGATTGATGTCGTCTTGCGCTACAAGCGCTTGCCGCCCGAGCCGCTCCCCGCCGACGAGCCCGCCGATATCCCCGTGTTCCCGTATCATAACTACCTCGTGCAGGCGGTCTATGTGTTTGCGCTCGAGCACGAGCGCGACGCCCGGGCACAAGCCGAGGCCGCCAGTCGTGATAATCTCTTGGCACTCATCCGCCGCGGCGCGGCCCCGCTGCGCTCGCAACGCGCCGACATTCCACTTGACCCGGCCGTGTTTCGCCGGCCGTACCGAGGCGACTAGATGCCGGGCGCCCCCGACCGCGAGACGCCGCTGCCCGTCCGACGCTTCCAGGGCACCATGCTCGCCATGGACCCCGCATTCACGCCCCCGGGCTTTCTCACGCACGCCGAGAATTGGGTGCCCGATCTCACCTATGTGCTGAGCAAGCGCCGCGGCAGTCTCTCCTGGGTGCGGCTCCCGCAGCCGGGGCGTTGCGACCCGCTCGTCTACACCACGGCAACCGATGGCCATCGCTATCTCTACGCGGTGGCTGCAGACCAGCTCTACGTGTCGCAGGATGATAGCCCGTTTAGTCCCGTCACAAACGGCCTCTTTCCGGGCACCCGGGCGGCCCGCGCGGCAGGCACCGACAACCGCTACGGGGCCGCCGTCGTCGCCGATACGCTCTACGTCGGCAGCGACGTCGATCCGATCAAGGAGGTGCCCCTTGGTGGCGCGGCCACCGATTTGGTGCCGCTCGTGAGTCTGGATGATACCGGACAGGCAACGACGCTCACCGCTGATGATGCCACGCGCGTGCTCGCCGGGACGTATAGCTATCGGTGGGGCCTCTACGATCACGCGGCGAGCGTCTGGACGAAGATCGGGCCCGTGCGCACGGTGACGACGGGCGGCACGGGCCGGCAGCGCATCGCGTTCACGGCACCGAGCGGGGCCCTCTCGGGGCAACTGCTGTATCACCTCTTCTTGGCGGGGGTTGACCAAGAGATTGAAGGCGCACACGACCAGACGCCCGCCGGGCTCCCTGCCGGGGGGCAATTCGCCTTGTGGGATGACCCGGCCGTGGAATCCGTCGGCGTGCCGACGCCGTCGAGCGTGGTCCGGCGCGGCTCGCATCTCATCGCACATCGCGGCCGCTTGTGGGGTGCCGGCGGCCTCGATGCGACGCGCCGACGGGCCTGGGCGACGAGTGTGCTCGTCCCCGGGCTCGAGCAGACCCTCTATGAGCAAGGACTCTTCTTTCCTGCGGCGGCGGTGAGTCCGGACCTCGGCGCGCCGGTGACCGGCTTTGCCGTCGCGAGTTTGAGCTCGACCAACCGGAGCCCGACGTCGCCGCTCGGGATCTTCACCGCCACAAGTACGTGGCTCTATTTCGGCGACCCGCTCGACGACCCCCAGAGCGAGCTCGTACAGGTCTCGGGCGAGATCGGCTGCCCGGGCGACCGGACCATCGTGGCGACCCCGGTCGGCGTCCTCTTCTGCGGCAAGCGCAGCGTCTATCTCTTGACCCCGCAACAAGCCGAGCCACGCGACGTGGGCTGGCCAATCGAGCCGGCGGTGCGGGCACAACCCGTGCCGTTCCGCACGCGGGCCTGGGCCATCTTTCATCGCGGGTTTTATAAGCTGGCGCTCGTGCCCGCCGGCGGGAGCGACCCGAGCGAGGAATGGTGGCTCGACCTCCGCCACGGCTTGACCGATCCCCCGCAATGGTGGGGGCCGCATACGACGCCGGCGTATACGGCGGCCGCCCGCGCGACCGATCATCCAGATGAGGAGGACCGAGCCTGGGCCGCGCAAGACGGCTCGAGCACGTTTTTTGTGCTCCTCGACCAGCCCGACGAGTACATGGATCCGATCGGGCCGCGGAGCGGTGGGCAATGGAACGTGGCGCAATGGAACACGGGCCAGTGGGCCACCGAAGTCTCTGCGGCGATTGTCTCGCGGCTGCGCACGGCACTCCTCGATGCGCAGCAACCGTTGACGCCGAAACTCGCCAAGCGGGCCCGGATCATCGCGCAGACGGTCGATACGACCTCGCTCGGCATCGTCGTGCATTCAGACTATGGCTATGCCGCGTCGGGGACGCTCGTCTTCCCCACCCCGCCGGGGGACGCGTGGGACACGAGTGATTGGAACGTGAGCGACTTTGCCATGCGCTGGACCGTGCTCAGCGAATTTGAATGCCCCGTGCCAGAGCCCCGGGGCCGGGCCTTTACGGCGACCTTGACGCACGTCGATGCGCTCCCCTGCGATCTCCGAGACTTTGAGTTGCGTGTCCAGCCCTCGGCCCGGGAGACGCGATAAATGGCGAAGATTCCGCGGCCGCCGAAGCAGGGCAATACGACGAGCTATGTCGCCAAGGTGGCGGCGGGCTATACGAAGATCCTCGCCGGCGAGGTCGATGCCGATTTGGATACGATTTACGACGCATGGAACAACGGCACCGATACCGCGAATCTGAAAGATGGCTCGGTCACGAGCGCAAAACTCGCCGCCGATGCGGTTGGCCCGCGCGAGCTCGCCGACGGTGCGGTGTTCACGGCCCATCTACAAGACCTCGCGGTGACGACACCGAAACTCGCGGACGGTGCCGTGACAGACGCCAAAGTGAGCAACGTGGCGTGGGGGAAGGTGACCGGCGCGCCGACGACCTATCCGCCGTCGGGCCCGGCGGGCGGCAGCTTAAGCGGGAGCTATCCGAATCCCGGCATTGCGGCGGGCGCCATCACCGCGGCGGCGCTGGCAGCGGATACCATCACGGCCGCGCAGATTGCCCCGCTGGCCGTCGGCACGTCAGAGCTCGCGGACGTCGCCGTCACACGTGCGAAACTCGCCCCGGGTGCCATCCAAGGAAACACGCAATATGTGACCATGCCGACGACCTTTAGCTACAATGCGACCGGCGTCTGGAATCCCGTGGTCGCGCTCGCCGCGCTCAACACGCGCGCAGCCGGCTTGGTCTTTCTCGCGACCAATCACGGGCTCTGCTACCTCATCAACGACGGCGGGCTCATTCAGGTGCGCTGGACACGCAACGGGACGCATATCTGCAGCACGAGCGTCAAGGGCGCGGGCAACGTGGCCGTGGCGTCGGCCTTGCCCAATCTCTCCTGGTATGACGCCGTACCCGCGGCCGGAGCCTACACCTATCAGCTCGAGGTGAAAATTGCCGGCAGCGGCGGGACGATTTTCGTGAGCGGTGATGCGGGATGCGGCATCGCGGCGTGGGAGATTGGATAAATGGCGCTCACACGGCCACTCAAAGAGGGCAGCGTCACCACGTATCAGGCAAAGGTCGGGCTCGGCTTCAAGGATATTCTCGCGAGCGAGGCCGACGCCGATCACGACACCATCTACGCGGCATGGAATGGCGCGCTCGGCGGGGACCTGAGCGGGAACCTGCCGAATCCGACGGTGGTCGCGGCGGCGAAGTCCAAGTGGACGGTGTCGGGCACGACGCTCACGCCGACCGATGCGACGAAGACGGTCAGCGTGCCCGGTGGGGCGGCAGCGACGGGGACGGCGTCTGTGATTCTCGGGAGCAATACCGCGAAAGCGCGGGTGCAAACACTGAACACGGTTGCCAGCCAGAACACTTGGTTGTCAATGTCGGTTAATCGCGACGTGGCCGCTGGAACGCAGGATGATGCGACTAAGGTCTCGTGGTCGAGCGTAATCAATATCAGCCTCGATAATCTCGCCGTGTCGCGACAACCTGCGGGTGGTGCCAACGTCGCTCTGCTTACGCTCGACAACGCGGGCAATCTGACGCTTCCGGGCGTCGATAACGGCATCGCGCGGCTTGCGCTGAAGGGGATCGGGACGGCCGCTACGGGGGGGCAAGTCGATCTCTATGAGGCGCGGGGCACGGCAGGCTCGCCCGCGGCGACGACGCTGAATGATGTGTTGGGGCAGGTGACGGGATGGGGCTACGGCACGAGCTACGCGGCCAGTCCACTCTTGCGATTCGTCGCAAACGAAACGTGGACGGCGACGGCGCATGGGGCGAGCGCGTATATTTACACGACGCCGCTCGGGTCCACCTCCGCCACGAGTAGCCTCTGGTTTGACTACAATGGCAATATCACCATCTCGGGCGCGGTGGCGATCAAGGCCAGTGGCACCGCGTGGCAAAACCCCTCCGACATTCGCTTGAAGAAAAATGTCGCGAGGTACACGCGCGGCCTCTCCGAGATTCTCCAACTTGAGCCGATCAGCTACACGCTTAAGCAAAACGACATTGATACCTGCGGTTTCGATGCCGAGAAAGTTCGCGCCGTATTCCCCGAATGCGTCACCGAGACGCGCATGAAACTGGACCCGGCCGACGAAGAAGAGACGGAGGGCGTGCTCACCTTCGATATGCACCCGATCCTCGTCGCGCTCGTGAACGCGGTGCGGGAACTGGCGGAGAAGGTCCCGTGATGTCGCAGGTGATTGAGGCGAAGATCCAACAGCATCGCGCGGAGCTCACGCGGCAACGCGGCCGCTTGGCCGAGCTCCGTCGCGGCGTCGCCGAGGCGCGGGCCATGTGCGCCCGGCTCGAGGGCGCCGTGCTCGCACTCGAGGAGCTCGGTGCCGCCCCCGCCACCGACACGGATGGCGCCGGTGAGGACGCCACGTCATGACGGTCCGTCCCGCCGTCTTTGCCGACGTGCCCAGCCTCCGCCGCCTCTATGCGGCGCTGCAAGCCGAGCTCGCGCTGGCGTACCCAGTGCCCTATCCCGGGCATGCCTCCGAGGATCTTGACAGCTTCACCCTCTTGGCCGCCCGCCGCCTCGAGCAGGATCCAACGTTGCTTTTCTACGTCGCCGTGGACGACCAGACGGGCGAGCTCCTCGGCTTTCTCGGCGGCGAGATCTCGGAACGCGCCATCGGCGAGCCGCGTGTCTTTGGGGCCGCGCATTGGCTCTACATCGTGCCCGATGCGCGGGGCCGCGGCCTCGCCCGCGCGCTTGCCGCGCGCGGCGTCGCCGACTTGGAGGCGCTCGGCGTGACGCACGTCGAGATTGGCGCCATTGCCGGTGATACGCAATGGGCGACTCGCGGCTGGCTCCCCTATCTCGTCCACCACGTGTTACCGCTCGCGGCCGTTCGGGCCGGCGTCGCCGAGCGCCCTGCCGTCGCTCAACCCACCTCGGCGGCCCCGACGGCGCCGGCCCCAGTCGAACCGCCACCGCGGAAGCGCCGTCGGCGGCGGCGCACGGTGCCGCGGCCGAAGCTGGTTGCCGGGGGCCGCGCATGACGCTCGTCGTGCGCACCGCGGAGCCGGGCGACCGCCACGGGCTCGAGCTCCTCTTGGCCGCCCTCATGCGGGAGCATCAACGCACCTATCCCGGTGCCTATCCGGTCATGCCGCCCGAGGAGGCCGCCGCGCTCTATGCCGCCTCCTACGCAGCGCGGTTGTTTGAAGATCCACGTCTCGTCGCCGTGCTGGCCGCCGACCGCGCGCCCGTGGGGTGTCTGGTGGGGGAAGTGAGCACGCGCACCGTCGGTCAGCCGGCGACGGTTTGCTTCGTCGAATGGTTCTATGTCACGCCGGAATCGCGCGGGCTCGGCATTGGACGGGCCCTTGTCCGTGCCGGGTTAACGGTCCTTCGGGAGCACGGCGTGACCCACGTTGAGTGCCGCAGCGTGCCCGGCGACCGGCAATGGCAACGGCGCGGCTGGCAGGAAACGGCGCGCTCCTACGTTGCCCCCATGGCGCAGGTCACGGCCTGGGCCGGCCCTGATGAGGAGAGCGGTAATGGTTCCGCATGATAGCCGCCGCTACCATCGCGTGCGGCCGCCGACGTTCACACGGGCGTATGGCAGCCAGTCCTCAACGCCTCAGGTGGTCTCGCCCTATGGCGGCTTTCCGCAACAGCTTGCCGGCCGCATCAGTCGCCAAGAGCTCTCGCCGCTCCTCCTCGGGCTCGGCACGGGACAGGGGCAGCGGTATCAACGGCTGATGGCCGACATTCAAAGCGGCCGCGCGCCGGGGCCGCTCGGCGCAGCGATCCAGCAAATCCAGCAATTTGCGCCGGGGGTGATCGGCGGCGCGCAGGGGATCGGGCAGCAGCTCTCGCAACAAGGTCAGCAAGCCGTCCAGGGCTTGCAGCAAGCGATTTCTGCGGCGCAGGCGGGCATGCCGCAGTATCAACAAGGCGTCAACCAAGCCTTTCAGGCCGATATCGGCGCGCTCGGGCAAGCGCAAAACCTCTATGGCCAAGCCGCCGGCATGCTCCCCGCGCTGCAGAATATCGCTGGGCAAGGCACGCAAGGTGCGCAGCAAGCCTTAGCCGCAGCGCAGGGCTACATGACCGGGCCGCAGATGCAGGCCGCGCAAGCGCAGCTCGCCCGGGCGCAGGGGCTCTTGCAGGGCGGGGCCGCCGAGACCGGAGCCGGGCAGGCGTTAAGCCTCGCGCAACGCTACGCGCAGCAAGCCGCCTCCCCGATTGCGCAGGAGGATCTCTACCAGATGGCCGCCCGCCGGGCGCTTGCGCAGGTCCGCCCGGGGCTCGCCGCCCGGGGCCTCGAGGCCGGCGGCGCTGGGGCGCAAGCCGAGGCCGACGTGTCCCGCGATCTTGCGTACCAGTTTGCTCAGAATCAAGCGGCGCAGCGGCAAGCGACGTTGCAGGGGTTGACGGGGGCTGCGGGCGGGCTCGGCAACATCCAATCACAAGCGCAACAGAACGTCGGGGCCGCGGCTTCGGGCTTGGGAAATTTACAGCAGCAAGGCTTGCAAGGTCTCACCGGCGCGAGCCAAGGGGTGCAGCAAGCGGCCACCGGGCAGGCCGCCCTCGGCCAGTCTATGATCCCGTATTTGCAGGCGATTCAGCAGGGGGCACAGAACGTCGGGGGTGCCGCGCAGCAAGGCGCCGGGATGCTCATGACGGGCCCCGAGCTCGCCGGCCAGCAAGCCGCCGCCGTCAACCAACTCGGGCAAGCCCTCATGCAACAATACAATCTTCCGATGCAATCAGCGGGCAACCTGATGAATTTGCTCACGGCCGGCATGACACCGGGGCTGCAGATGCTCCAGGCGACCGCGCCGACGACGGCGCAATCGAGCAAACAATCGAACATCCTATGACACACGATAGCCGTCGCTACCATCGTCGTCGTGGTCCCACGGTCGCGCGCGCATACGGCATGCTCGGTGCCCTTGGCGGAGCTGCCGAGGGTGCCGGCTCGGCACTTGGGAGCGCCGCGAGCGCCGTCGGGAGCGGGCTCGAGACTGCGGCGGGCGCGGCCCTCGGGGGCGCTGGCAAGAGCGCGCTCTCGGGGCTCGAGAGTGTGGGCACGGGCTTAAAGTCGCTCTTTAGCGCGGTCCCGACCGAGGCGGAGCGGATTGCCGCGCTCGGGCAACCTGTGCCTGCGGGGGTCGAGTTGGCGGGCCCGAGCTCGACGTTTACGGGCCCGGGGTTTCTCAACAGCATGGTGCAGGGCTTTGTGCACGGGCCACAACAATTCGCCAACGCGAGCGCGGGGACGAGTCTCGGGCAAGGCATCGGTGGGCTCTTGCAAGCGCTCGACCAGCTGAACGCGCAGCGGCAGGGCGGCATGTCGCTCGCGCCGATTGTCGGCGGCGTGAGCGGTGTCCAGCCGTTGCGGGGCCCGAAGTATCTTCCCGACCAGACGCCGCCGATGGGGCCCGGGCCGATCATGGGCATGATTGGGCAGCTCTTTAAGGGCTTCTGATGGACGGCTTCAGCTCCGTCGAGAATATCGCGGGCCGCGGCGTTGGGCTCTTGTCGGCGCTCGCCAGCATCAAGGGGGGCGGGCTCGCCAACTACATGCTCGCGCGGCAGCGCATGATGACCGACCCGGCGTACCGCGCCAGTTTCATCGACGCCCCCTTTACCGCGGGCTTTTTTGGCCTCGGACAAGGCGCCCCACCGACGGCGGCGGCACAAGCGCAAGTCGCGCAACCCGCCGGCGGCGGCGGGCCACCGCCGGCGGCCGCACCGCAAGATGTCCGCTATTTGCCGACGGGCGGCACATGGTATCCCGGCGTGGCCCCGCTCGATTACGCCCAGCAAGTGAAAGCCGAGCAGGATCGCGCGACGATGATCGGGCTCACGAGCAACGATCCCGCGATCCGCACGCAATCGAAGCTCTCGATTGGCGTGCCGCTCTCCCAGGAGGAAATGGGGCAAGCCGTTGGTGCCGGCCGCGAGCTGGTGCGGCAAGCGGGCCCGGGCTCGCAAGTCCAGTACAAGCTCCCGGGCGGCGCGGTCACGGTCGGCTCGCCGTACATCAGCGGCAACTATCTCGACCAGAATGCGGCGGCGGTCGTTGCCCAGCGGACTGGTGGGGTGGTCGTGCCGAGCCCGAGCGGCGGCTTTGAGGTTAAAGCGCCCGAGCGCCCCGTCCAGGGCGAATACACTGACCCGAATCAGGCGGCGGCCGTGCGGCAGCCGGGCGAGGTCACGAAACCGACCGGGCGCACCGTCAACGGCGTGCCGACATACTACAACGTGAAGCAAGAGCCCGTGGGCGTGGCACCCTTGCCGACCGCGCCAGCCGCGCGGCCTGCGCCACCAGCCCCGGTGCGTCCGGCAGTGCCGGTCACGCCACCACCACCGGCCGCCGAACCACCGGCACCCGCACCGGCCCCGGCAGCCGCGCCACCTCCGCCACCGCCACCACCACCACCCGCGTCGCAAGCAGCTCCCGCACCGCCTCCACCGCCACCGCATGAGATCGTGCGCCAACGCCCGGACGGATCGTTCGAGCCCGTCGCGCCGCCCCCACCGCCCGCACCGGCACCGCGCGCAGAGGCCGCACCAATCACCGCGCCGCCGCTGCTTGCCGCCGCCGGGCCGTCACCGTTCCAGATGCCGTGGCAAGGAGCGCCCGCACCGGCCGTGGCCGCCCCCGCGCCCATCATGGTCGCACGCGCCGAGCCGCCACCCTACCAGCTCGTTCCGGGCGCCGAGCTCGGCGGCATTGTGAGCGGGGCGCCGCCCGCACCTGCCGAGCAACGGTTACCCGCCGTGCCCGCAACCGCGGTGCCGTGGACGCCGACGCCGGCGGGACAACCAGCAGCGCAACCCGCGGCGACGCCACCGGGGATGCCGGTCGGCACGGAAACCTTCACGCAAACGCAGCCCATCGAACCGAGGCTCGGCGGGGGCACCAAAACGTTTGCAGGCGAGACACCCGGGAAGCGTGAAGCCGACCTCGAGATGGCACGGCGACGGGCCGAGGTTGAGAAAGACGTGGCGTCAAAATTCGGCTCGATTCCTCAAACGAAGGAACTTGACGAGGCATATCGGGTGCGGAGTGACATAAACGACCTCCTCAACGGGTACACGCCAAAGGAACGTGCCGGGTACGTCGGCTACGTGGAGCCGTATCTGCGCCGGTTCTGGTCGGGGAACGACCCACGTTATCAACGCTTCCTTGATTTGAATACACGCATTCATGCCGCGTTGGGTGGCGAGAAGAGTGAGCTGCCGTTGCCGACCGGCTACGAATCAACGCCCGCACAATACGAGAGTGCATTACGTTCGTCGGCCGATACGGTCGACAAAATCATTTCCGTGCAAGCCGCGCTCGCGAATATGCACCCGGCCGATTTGACGCCAGACCAGCAACGGAAGTTTATCAACGAACGCATGTCCGATCCGAGCACGGTACATTTTGGCCCGTACCCGTGGGACGAAAAAACCGGCGCACCGATCTCGAGCCAAGCGACACCAACGAGCTCGACGACGACGACCACGAGCCCGTTTCTCGTCGACCGACGCTATACGATCCAGCCCGCGCAGTAGCGTATGGCCGAGGAGCAGCAATTCTACCGGCAATATTTGCAATCAACCGCACCTGACGGCTCGCAAACGATCCGCGAAGTCGTGTCGCCGACACTCCTCGACCACGACGCCGCTGCGGCGGCGGAGCAACAGGCAGGCCACACGTTTACGGGGTTCATCTCCCCCGACAAAATGCCGCCCGCGCAACCGGCCCCACCGACACCACCTCCAGCTGCGCCCGCCGTCTCTGCGGTTCCCGCCTCTGGGCCACCCCCAACGACGCAGCGCTGGACCCCGTCCGGTCAAGAGGTCGCCGTGCCCTCGCCGGGGGCAACCCCGTGGCTGAACATGATTCCCCCGGCGATGGCGGTTGCGGGGCCGCTGGCGCTCTCGATTGCGCAACCGGAGATTGGCCTGCCCCTCTGGCTACTGTCCGCGACGAGCGCCGGCCTTGGTATGGGCGGCGGCGAAGCAATCCGCGAGAAACTCGCCGGCGAGGAGATCTCGCCGGCGAATATCGCCGAGCAAGGAGCCCTCGGCGCGGCGACGGATGTCGGCATGGGGGTGCTCACCAAATTCGCCGCCCCGGTCGTGAAGTACGCCGCGGGGCGCCTCTTTCCCACGCTTACGGCTGTCGAGCAGGCCGGGCCCGTCCTCGCGACGGGCGGGCAAGCAGCCGAGACTGCCGCCCCGAGGGTCTCCGACTTGGCGTCGCAAGCCGCGAAGGGTGTTCGAGCGAGCACAGACCAGGCATTCGACGCTGCTCGCAGCGCCGGGCAAGGGCTCCAAGTGTCGACGGCGGGGCTCGACCCACACGTCGCGGCGGCCACAGATGCCGTTACACGGGCTGGCGCAACGCCCGAGCAAGTCGCGCAGTTTAACAGCGTGGTCAGGCCCCTGACGGGCGGCGCCCCAGCCGACTATCGGCAGCTTATGAGTACCCAGCGGCAGGTCGAGAACTGGGTCAGCGGCATGCGCTCGAATGGCGTCGCCGCGAGCGAGATCGCCCCGGTCGAGCAATTGCACCAAGCGCTCGGTGGTCAGCTCGACGCCGCGGCGGCGGGTACCCCGGCCGCCCCCATGCACGCGCAATATGTGAGCGCGCAGGGTCAGCAGCTCCCGACACGCTATGCGCTCTCGAGCGTCGCGGGCGATGCGACGAACCTCGCCGCAGAAACCCCCGCGACCATTCAAGCGATTGCGAAGCAAGCGAGCGAGGCTGAACGGCCTGCGCTTGCTGCTGCATGGGTCGATTCAGCCCGCCGCTCCGCGGCGCAAAGTGCCAACCCCGTCACGGCCATGCGTGCGCAGTACGAGGCGCTGGGGTCTGAGACGCAAACGGCGCTCTTTGGGTCGCACAAGGCTGCGTTCGAGGACGTTTTACGGGCGGGCGATATCTCCCTTGGCCGCGCGGCGCTGCCGGGGGTTGCTGGTACCGCGGCGACCGCGGCGAAGTATGCGGGGCTCCCTCACGTCCCGGGCCTTGGGTATACCGTCGCCGCCGGCGACCTCATGGCGCCCTTTGTGGCGCGGCAAGCACTCGTCAGCCCCCGATTCGCGGCGTTTGGCGGCGGCTTATCACGTACGATGGGCGTGGCGGCGCCGGCGGCGGCGCGGCTGGGGGGTCAATCGTACGCTGAGCGGGCGTGGCAAGCGGGCTTGCCGTCGTTCTAAGCAAGCCCCCGCCCAGTGCGAGAACGCGCATCGTGAGGCGGTGGGTTGCGCTTCAAGCGTGCCAAGACACGCGCCGCCTCCTCCGGGCTCATGGGGGCAGGAGGGGGAAAGAGGCCATCTAGGAAGCCCACCAAGAGCCGCGTCGCTCCCGCGACTAGGAGCAGTGCACCAAGCCAGTTCGCACAGAGAGCACGTAAGAGCGTCATACCTTCTAGACGCTACCTGTAACGCTAACAGGTCATCCGTGGACCAATCGGCCGAGGATTCCCGTCGCAATGACGAGGGTCCAAGTAATCCCGAAGCCCCACAGCATATAGCGTTCGAGGGTCGCGAACCGCTCGTCAACCGCGCGGAATCGATCATCGACGCGCTTCTCGAACTGGTCAAAGCGCCCCTCAATTCGGCCGAGGGCTTGACTGATCGGGTCGATCGGATGCTCCGAGACCGGCGTGCTCATACCCTCTAGACCTACTTGTTACGCTAAACGTGTCGCGCGCGCCACCACGCCCGGAGCCCGGCGACGACCATGGCGACGAGGGTGCCGAGCACGGTGGCGACGGTGATGGCGGCATAGAGGGCGACGAGGACCCCCACGCCAATCACGGCGACGAGGACCGCCCAATAGGCCAGCGCGACCATCCTAGCGTCTCGGCGAGCCTCTAGGGGCCTTTAGTAGCTACGCGGTGACGCTGCCTAGAGCGCGTTGACGCGAGGGTGCGGCATGGTCGGCAACCGCGGTCACCGGAGGGCGTCACATAGACGCTTTCGCTTGTGTAGACGTGGCCGCGGGGGCACTGCGTTTTCCTGCGCGCGAGCCGCCAGCGTTGCGCCGCGAGTTTCAATGCAGCGGCCTGCACGCTCTGGTGGGCCATCGCAGGATCCATCAAGAACGAGCGCTCAATCCGGGCCCATTCCCAGATTCCGTCGTGATTCTCCGGAAAGTACAACGAGGTACCGTACTGGCGCACGACCCAGTGCGGCACGCAAAAGATACGGTCTGGACTGACGACATAGCAGACATAGGCCGGCCGACGGTAACAGTGGCCCGAGCGGAAATAGCGGCCCCACGCGCTGAACTGATACGCGGCCCCCGTCGCGTGACAGCAGATCGCCACCTCCGTCGGGCCGACATGGAGGACGCCAGTACAGTAGGTCGCCTGACCCTGAGTGACGACGATTTTGACGGCGATGCGATGGGCGTTGCACCAGTCCGCGACGACTTGCTGTGCTGGGCGTAATCCACGCTCAAGATAGCGCTGGTGCAGTCGCCGCACGCGCCCCAATTGTCTCGCACGCGACCGCAGGCCGATCGTTGCCGCACACATTCGCACCCATTCACGCGAGACGCCGAGGGCGTTGCCAATCGCCCGCAAGGGGGCACCGGCCTTGATGCACTCAGTGAGAAATTCAGTTTGATCCTGGCCTTTGATGAAGACCCGTGGCTGGTCAGGATCCACGCTCGCCTCCTTGCCGGATGCGCCACGCCATGACTCGGCACTTGGGGGAGCAGTACCGGGCTGTCCGGCGCTGGGGGGTGAAAGGCCGGTGGCAGTGGGCACAGCGGCGGCCGGGCTTCTCTGCCGTCACGGATGCTCTCTGAGAATGCCCTCGCTTGGCGCAGAGGCCATACGACATGGGAGGCGACCCTCCTTCCAAGCCCGATACCCTTCCTCGTCATCTGGAATTCCGAGGTCCCGCCACTCGGGCAGTGCGTCGTGCAATTTGACCCGTATGCGCTCCCACCGATCGCGAGCATGTCGGAGCGTCGGCTCAGACCAACCTTCGCGGCCCCAGCCGCTCGGCGGCGGATAGGCCTCGTGCGGAGCGGTCGTGCGCCCGTCGGGCCACCGTCGTGCACCGACACGGCGGAGCTGGATAACCTCGTAGTGCGGCAGGTGGGGTCGGCCGTCGCCGATCCACGTCCGCTCGACGACGCACCAGAGGCCCGCACGAGCGAGAAGGACGTGCCGGTACTCGTCCCGCTCGAACGGGAAGCGGAGCGGCTCCTCGGCCATCAGGCCGACTCAGGGCTCGGAGCCTTGGCTGGACCCGGGCCTTGGCACCGCCGCAGATGGGCCTCGAGGGCATCCGCGATCCAGTCCTGCACCGTGACCTCCGCGGTAAAGGCCGCGAGCTTGACGGCATGGTGCAGGCGGGCCGGAATCCGGGCGGCGAGTTGGGCATAGGTCGGGTCATTCGGGCGTCGCATGGGGGGGTCCTTGGGTGCGGGTCGCCGCGACGTAGGCGGCGATCAGGAGGCCCTCTGCCGGGCCCTCGTTGGCGGCCGCGATCGGGCCGAGACTCGGGAATCGTTCCTGCGCCCGGAGCCGGGACGCGGCCTTGTTGGCCCCGATCAACCCGGCGTGCTGCTTCCAGACGAGTGGGGCGACGATCCGGTAGGGCACGCGGGCCGAGACAATGAGCCCGAGCCACAAGCCGAAGCCGAGGCCGGTGCGGAAGGTCGAGGCGACGCCTTGCCCCGGTCGGGCCCCCTGGGCCTCGAGGGCGACCTCGACCACATGCACCGCCGGCGCGCGGCCGTCGATCAGCCGGGCAAGCAGCGCCCGCATGCCAAGCGGGTCGTATTCGTTGCGGGTCTTGCGATTGCGCACGACGGGCATGGACGGCGTGCGGTGGAGCTCGACATGGAGCGGGCTCCCGTCGTCGTCGACATCGAGGACCCCGAGGCCGCCAGCTAAGCCTGGGTCAATCCCCACGGTCCGCCTCATGGGCGGCCGTAGCGCGGGCAGATGAGCGCATGGCGCCACCACCGCCCGCACCGCCAGCAATAGAGCCCGAGGAGCACGGCCACGGCCCGCCACCGCGGCGGGCGGCGGAGCTCGGCCAAGACCATCGGCCGCGAGCCGTTGACCAGCATTCAGCCGTCCTCGCCCGGGTCGCGGTCGCGGCGCGCCTCGGCGATGCGGTCGGCGATCTCCGTAATCGCGGTGCGAAACGGGCCGGGGCGGGTCCGCGGCATCACATCGCGTAAGATCGCTTCGACCTGCTCACGCGTGGCAATCGGGGCCTCCTCGGCATTGACCGCGCCATGCCACAGCCACCGCTGCCAACAGTCCTGCCGGTCCTGGGGCTTCGCGGCACGGAGGAGACCGAGATCGGCCAGCGCACCGTGCCACGTCACCTCGAACGTGGGCCATGCTGAGCCCGGCTTTCCCGAGCGCTCCCACGCATTCATGGCCGGATTCACACGCAGCCAGACGGCGGTCTTCTCGTCGTCCGTCAGCCCGTGCGGCTGCGTCTGTGTGCTGCTGACCCACTCCCGTATCTCTCGCGGGCTGGGAAAACGGCGCCCGGTCTCGGCCGTCTTCGCGAAGTTCGCCATGGCGCGCAGCAATGGCTCGCGCGGGAGATCGCTCAACTGGCGGAAATAGACCGCCGCGACGTCGTCCTCGAGCTTATGCCGACCGCACACGACGGCGATCTCGAAAAGCGCCCGACTGAATGCTTGGAGATCGGCATCGGTCATAAGAGCCCTTTCTTCCGGATCCGGTCGGCCATGCCCTCGACGCCCGTTGAGGCTGGGGCAGTCGGCACCGCGTCTTCCCATTGCCGCTGGCGGAGAAACGTGGACGGATCTTCGATCCGTCCACCCGCCCATTGCTCGCTGGCCTTCCAGCACTCGACCCCGGCGACGATCGCCTCGAGGTGGCGCGCTCCGTCGACGGCCTTCCATGCCCGGGCGGCGGCAGGCTTGTGGCGCTTCTTGGGATAGGTCGCCCAAAAGCGGACAAAGCCCAATTCAGTCGGGCGGGGCGACGCCCCGTCGCCCTGAGTGAGCGAAGCGAACGATAAATTTTCTTCCGGTACGGATCCGGATACGGGTACGGGAACGGGATAGGTCGGGACATTTTGAATGTCCCCCCCGATGTCCCCCGGGGACATACCTGGGGACACATCCGGGGACACATCCGGGGACAGACGCTGCTTCGCCTTCTTGGCCCGCGCATGTTCCCGATCGGCGAGGACTTTCGCGCGCGGCGGGTTGTAGACGAGATAGTCGTGTAGCTCCCAGTACGCGCCGCGGTCGTGCCACAGCCCGATCGTCGCCAGCGCGTCAGCGACCTCGTCGGCATCTATCGGGTCGAACCGATCTTCCTCCGGGCCGCAGGCTGGCGGGGCTGGGATAGCTGTCCCAATGCTATCGAGCGGGAGAAGCGTGCGGATGCGGAGTTTGGGAATCAACCCATCCGTGAGATTCCGCGCACACCATGTAATCGCTGCGACGTGGAGCAGGAGGCCGACGGGTCCGGCCGCGATGATCTTCGGATTGTCGAGGATCGCGTCGTCAAGCCGAGCCCACATGTCCCCGCACCTCCTCCGCGGCAAGATCCGCCGCAGATCCGCCGGACGGACCGCCCGCCGGCGCACAGACCGACCAATGGTTGCCGCTAACGGAGCGAAATCGCTCGACGTCGGTGGCGCGCCCGGAGGGAGTCGAACCCCCGACCCTCAGGTTCGAAGCCTGATGCAGGCCGTCAGTAGCCGGCAGTGAGTGGCTACGATTGCCGCTTACTCGCAGACTTCCGGCCACCGCCCGCCCGTTGCTGCCGTCCCGGGCCGGGCAAGATCCGCCGGAGATCCGCCGCCTCGCTCGGCCCCCGCCCCACAAACGTCCGCTCCAGCGCCGCCGCCACCGCCGCATCATCCACGATGTGGTAGCGCTCGAGCATGCTGCGCGTCTTGTGCCCCGTAATGGCCATGCATGTCGAGTCATCCGTCCCCTGCCGCTTGAGGTTCCGCACCGCCGTCCGGCGGAGGTCGTACGGAATCGCCCCGATGCAGCCAACGGCCTGACACGCGCTGCGCCACGCCTTGCGGTAATCCACGATCCGCACCGGGTCGCCCGCCACGAGCCCCGGGTGGGGCTGACCGGCGTAGCGGCGCCAGAAGATCCACGGCACGAGCCGCCCGGTCTCCTGGGCGTAGGCCACGCGGCGTGCCCACGCCCGCTCGATGATGGCCGCGAGCGGGCCCGTGAGCGGCACCCACCGCGGCTTTCCCTTATTCGCCCGCTGGCCCCGCACAAGGCGCAGGGCACTCGTCTCGCGATCCACCGCCGGCCACTCGAGGTCACGAATCGCGCCGGGCCGCATGCCGAGCCAAGAAAACCACTCGAGGAAATCGGCCAGCACCGGATCGCCCGTGCGGATATGATCCAGCAACGCCACCACGGTCGCGTCGGAGAAAAATCCCTCGCGGACGTTGTCCTCGCGCAGCTTTGGCGGAAAGGCCGGGACGTGCAGCACCGTCGGGGGCGTCACCCGGGCCCCGAGGCGATAGGCCCGGCGCAGCGCCTCAAGGCGGCGATTGATCGTCGCGGCTGCCACCCTGCCCCGCCAGCTATCCACGGCGCGCTCGAGCGTCGCGGTCGAGACGTCGGCGGCGAGACACCCAGCCCCGAGCGCCGAGCGCCACGCCGCCCGGTGACCCGGCAGGTTCTTCCGCGTCGGCCGTTCCTCGAACGTGTAACGTGCGTCCAAGTCGTCAAACAGCCGCTCGACGGTGACCTGCCGGGCGTGGGGGGCGGGTGGGCGGCCTGCGGCCAGCTCGCCCAACCGAGCTTTGAGAATGCGTAACGCGGCCTGCGCGTCACGCGTGCCGCTGTTCTCGCGATGCTGCACGCCGCGCACGAAGAATTCGACCACGTAGTTGCCATAGGGCACACCGTGGCGACGGTGGCGGAAGATCCGGCCGAGCCCGTAACGCTGTCGCCGGCTCATGTGATCGGCTCGTTGCGGTGAAAGGCCGCAATCTTCCGGCGGGAATACATCCATCTTCCACCGATGCGATGCGCGCACCGCAGTTGTTTCCCGTCGGGGCTGCGGAGCCACCGCTCGCTCTTGAGTTTCAAGAGCTCCATAGCCTCCGCCTTTGACACAGCGTCGGTCGGATCCGACTGCGTCGAGTGCGTATCCGTTTTGAGGCGCGCCCCGACGGCCATGGTCAACGCCGCGAGCTGCATGACCGTGCCGGCGAGGACGTGGTGCGGTAAGCGCGACACGGCCTCGACCGTGGGAAGCGGGAAATCATCGTGCCGCGCCACTCGCACGAATTGCTGGCCCCCTTTGCGCTCGGGTCCTTCGTCCGTCCCCTCCCCACCACCCCTGCGCTGAGTCTACTGGCAGACCTGCCATCTCTTACCGCGTCGGTGCGTCGGCGCTTGTACGGTGCTTGTCAAAAGCTGTCAACCCGGATTACGCATGATACATGCCGAAAACGGTGCATAACGGGAAGATTGAACGCCGAAAACGGCTCCGCTACGCGCACAAAACCATGGGACGGCCACCACAGCCACCACGGAGCTACGTCACGCGGCACATGCGCTTCCGTCGTCCGCTCGACAACGCGCTTCGCAAGGCGGCGCTCGAGGAACGCCGGTCGTTTAACGATCTGGTCCAACTAATCTGCGAAGATTGGGTTGCGCTCCGCACCGGCGGCGAGCGATTAGCTCCGATCCTTAGCCGCGGGGCGCCCCGGCCCCGCGGGGAGTCCGGCAAGCCGCCGCGCAAGCCGTAGCTGCGCCTCAGGCGCGCCCGGATGCACGAGGGCGGCCCATTCGAGGACGATTTGTGCGTCCGGCACGCGGCCCTCCCGCCGCCAGCGGGCAAGGGATTGGAGGGAAATCCCGAGGGCCTGCGTGAGCGCCGACGGACCGCCGGCGGCATGCGTGCTGCGATAGACAATGTTACTCGGGAGCTGGCGGCGGCCGTCGCGTGGCATGCCGGAGGCTGTACCAGAGGCCGGCACGATACGCAAGGGCCTAATACTATCGGACTTGACACTATTGGGGCCCGGCGGTAGTCTTAGAGGGTATGACGACGGTTGATTTCACGATGCTATGGCGCGTCGCGGCGGACTACGCGGCCCAGGAGCGCGGTCTCACGCTGGACCCGGAGGAGGTCGCCGAGGCCGCCCGCGAGCTCTCGTGGCGCCATCCCGAGGCGCGTGGGGGGCGGCGCTAATGCGCTACGCCACGGAGAGCGCCGGCGCCGACCGCCCGCGGTACACATGCCCGCGGCTCTTGAGCGTCCCGAGCCACGGGGCCCCCACCGCGAGCGCCGCGCACACCCGGCGGCGCACAGCCCCGGCGTCCAAGTCGAGCACCGCGCACGCCGGCCGGAACGCCAGCGGCCAGTCTTCCCGGTCATCCATGATCCATTGCCACGCCAGGGCGTACGGTCTGGTCCCGCGTGGGTAGCGGTGGAGGTCGAGTAGCACGCCCATGAAGACCGCGAGGTACAGCCGCCGCTCCCCGGAAAGCTCCCGCCGGCGCGCGCGGAATTCCTCGAAGAGCACCTCGGCGTCGGTCGCATCGGGGCCCGGATCGGGTAACGCAAACGTGCGCTTGCCCCCCGAGCGCAACGCGGCCGCTTGCACGCGTAACCCCGGGATAGCAAAGAGTGCCAAGCTAACCCCGGAATATCACACGGTGCCCGAAAAGGAAGAGACAGCTATGGAAGCCGAAAGCATTCCCGCCGAGGCCGTCGCCGCCGCCCCCGTCACCGCGCCCGCCCTCGTCCCCGACGTCGTCGCCGAGGGCTTGGTGCTCGGCAATCCCGAGGCGCTCGCCGCGCAGCTCGAGTCCTTTAGCAAGGCACGCGGCCTCTTCGTCGATTGGCTGTTTAACCGGCTCGTCGCCGGCATCGACTATATGGTGATCCACCGCAAGGTCGGGCCGCGCAATGCGAAGACGCCGTGCCCGAATGCGACGAACGCCACGGGGGCGACGTGCCCGACGTGCGGCGGCAAGGCGACGCTCTGCAAGCCTGGGAGCGAGAAGATTTGCGGGTTACTCCAGCTTCGGCCGCGCTTCCGGCGTGACGTCGAAACTTGGGAGATGCTCGGCGGCGAGGCCGGGCTGATGACACTCGTCTGCGAGCTCGTCACTACGGCGGGCGTCGTCGTCGCTGAGGGCCGCGGCGCACGCCACCGCGACCAGGATTTCGGCGACGTCAACAAGGCCGTCAAGATGTGCCAGAAGTCGGCGCAAACTGACGCCGTGCTGCGCTGCGCTGGGCTCTCCGAGATCTTCACGCAGGACCTCGAGGACATGCCCCAATTCATGCGCGACGCCGACGCCGACGAGCCGCGGCCCTTCGAGGCTCCGCGCCGGCAGAGCGAGCCTGCGGCGACGACGTCCGCAGCGCCCACGGGCCCACAAGGCGAGTTTGACCTGACTGACCAGCTCCGCCGCTCCGTCGCCGAGGTCGCCGCCCGCAAGGCGGGCGCGCCACGCCCGGCTCCTGCAGCCCAGGCACGCCCCACTGGCGACGAGCCGGCCCCGAGTGACGCTCTCAGTAAGCCGCGCATCGGGCGGCTGATGGCGCTCCTCCATGAGGCCGTCGAGAAGCAAGGCGTGCCCGACGACTCGCATGAGGACATGTTTACCCGCGCGCTCGACTGGCTCGCGGGTTGGGTTGCGACGACGCAGGGCCGTAGCAAGGTCACCCACTGCTCGTACAAGCAGTACGACGCGCTCTGTGCGCAGATCCCGGTCGCCGTCGAGGCCGCGCTCGCGGGCGAGCGCCGCCCCGCGCCGCGCCTCGTGCGCCGCAGCTACGCCGCCCCGCGTCGGCCGCTGCGGTGACGACCGTCTCGAGCGACTCCGAGCCCGCGCCAAGCGTGCTCGCGTTCGACCCGGCATCGCATACCTACCGGGTCGACGGCACCCTTGTGCCGAGCGTGACGCAGCTCCTCGAAGACGCCGGCCTCACGCCGGACTACTCAGTCGTTGCCCGCCCCGTGCTTGAGCATGCCCGCGCGAGGGGCATCCACATTGACGCGTGCTGTGATCTCCTTGATGCCGATGACCTCGATTGGCGAAGCGTGCACCCTGAGGCGATGCCTTACGTGGAAGCCTGGTTGGCCTTTCGGGAGCACGAGGGCTTTACGCCGGTCGCCTCGCAAGTCCCGCTCTACCACCCACGCTACGGCTATGCTGGCACGCTCGACGTCGTCGGCCTCTTGCCCGGCAACCGCCCCGTTGTCGTCGAGCGCAAGTCGACAGCCAAGATGGCCTCAACGTACGCTTTACAGACCGCCGGGTACGCGCTCGAGGGGATGTACTTTGCGCCCCCGGGCGGCGGGGTGCTGACCCCCGTGCCGTGGGGGCCGCCGGCCCGGCTCGGCGTGCAGCTCCGCCGCGACGGCTCGTACCAGCTCGTGCCCTACGACGACCCCGAGGACATGGCGGCCTTCCTCGGCGTCGTGGCATTGGGTCGCTGGCGCGGCGCGCGGCGCGCCTTGCAACCGATCCGCCGGGCGCGGTAGCGTAACACCGCCATGAGCCCCGACCTCGACCGCCTCGAGCAGATCGAGGCCATCCTGCTCACGCAGGCTGGACGCCTCGACATGCTCACGGCCCAGGTCGCCAAGCTCGCCACCGCCGTCGAGGAGCTCCACGCCCAGGTCGACCGCTTCGTCGAACAGGTGATCCTCGGCTTTACCCAGCGCGACGCGCGCAGCCGCCGGACCGACGAGCTCCTCGCCCGCCTCGATCGCAAGCTCGAGGACCTGGCGCGCATCCTCACGCCTCCACCCAGCTAGGGCTCGTCCGCCGCGCGCCGCAGCCGCTCGAGCGCGTCGTCCTCGAGGTTCGCCAAGACCTCGGGCGGGAGAAACGCCGTCACCTCCAGGGCCCCCAAGTGCACCGAGAGGTACACAAAGTCGGGCTCAGGCGGCGTCTCGCGGGTCGCCGGGGCCCCCTGCGCCGCGTCAAGGACCTTGACCGTCAGCGACAGCTCGACCTCAACCGTGTAGCGCATGCGGCGGGCGACGTCGCGCGGACGTCGCGGCGGGCCCGTATAGCAGAGTGCCCGCGCGCCGGCGACGAGCCGCCGCAGCTCGCGTAATTGGCCGTCGAGGGCGTCAATCGCCGACATACGGGTCGGTGGCCATTAGGTTGACCCCGCCGTCGGATAGGGCTCGTCCAGAATGTGCGCTTCGACGCACGCGTTGCGGTCGGGGAGCTTCGCACACCGAGTGCATAACCCGTAGCCGATCATCCAGTGCTTGCCCTGCGCCGCGGGAATCGCGTTCGCGTGCACCAGCATCGCCACGAGGCCGGCAGCAGTGTCACGAAAGCCGTGCCAGGGCGGAGCGATCGCGATCAGGTCGGGACGCAGTCGGGCGAGCTGCGAATCATCCGGCACGAAGACACCGAGCACGCGCGCCCGTCGTCGGCACAGCAGGCAGCGCGTCCTTGCCTCGGGATGGTCGAGAATGAATTGCACGCCGTCGGCAATCGTCGGCATCGCCCCGCGCTCCCCTAGCCGAGCTGGTCATGGACCAAATCTTTAAAGAAACCTGGCCCCGCGCTCGAGACCGCCGTCAGCCGCCCGCCGCCCTCAATCGTCGGCCGCAACGCCACCCACGTTTCAAACGCGTGATCCCAGAACGCCACCTCGTCGGCCAAGACGCTGGTAAACGTGTGCTGCCGCGCTTGCTCCTCGCCTTCCCCGAGCGCCACGATCTCGGAGCCATTCGGGAACCGAAGAAAACCGATGGAATACTCGACCTCGCAGACCGGAAAGGTCGCCGGCAGATGCTCGTGAATGAACTTCGCCCGGCGCACGAGCTCCGCCGATCCCTCCGTCTCCGTTTTCCCCAATTTGCGGGCCATGAACGCGACCTTGCTATTGCCGCAAAACCGCGCGAGCCAGTAATTGACCGCCACGAAGAGCCAGGTGACGACCATCCGCCGGCTTTTCGCCACCGCCAGCAAGGGTTGCTCCTGCCAGCGCCGCACCAAGAGCTCGGCATAGGCTTGGCTCGGGTAGCGCCGCACGCGCCCCGTCACCTCGTCCCGCGTCCACACGCAGTCCCGCACAAACGCCCACGGGTCCCCGTCCCGGCCGTAGGTCGCTAACGTCTTCCGTTGC